CCCCAAGTTCCAACCAAGATGTTGAATGCTTTCAAACGCCGTGCCAACGCTCACCCGGAGTACCAGGTCGCGATGCGCTCCCTCGCCACATATGATGGCGTGATGCCCATCACGAACACCTATACCCCAGCCACGTGGAGGCCCCTCGTCCCAAGCAAACGCATCTTGATCGGAGCTTCGTTATGTACATTTTTGTACGTGACACGCCGCCTGACTTACTTAATCGTTCGTCGAGCCGCAACCAGTTTTGTAGCCAAGAGACTACAAGGCTGGATCACCACTCTCTTAAACGCCGTCGGACGTTCTCCGAACCGGACCCCCTCGCATTCCCGCGCCGTGTTCCGCAACCTCCCCATCGTCCCCAAGAAGACCACGGAAGCCCACTCACACCCTGAGAGTGCAGCTGACCGGTCCACCGGGCGAGCCTTCCTGCTGCAGGTGGCTAGCTCGATTGGGTTGACACCATTCGCGGTAGACATGTCCACTGCCGACGCTCGCAAGAACGTCCGCGGTGACCGCGTCTGGCGTTGGGCAAAGCATACCGCTGTGACCCCCAGCAGCCAGGTCCCAACCCCCGATGATGCAATCATCATGGTTGACTGTGACCAATATGCAGATATGCCGGCGCAACTGGCTGAGAATTTCCAGACCCACTTGCTCTACACCTTCACCCCGACCGCCGCGTGCCACACCACCGGTGAGTACAGTTTCACCTTCAACGCTGATAATAGTACTTCGTACCATGTCAGTGGCGGAGGCGATTACAGCGGGTATGTGTGGAACTACGACCAGGACACTCTAATGGTCAGTAGTACCGTGCTTGGGATCCCCATCCGCACGGCAGTGTACAGCGTGGAACGCCGCAGCACTGACAACCATCACCAGGTCGTTATCCTCGCGCCAATCATCCTCTGGGCCTTCCCCTGGAGCATGCTTGGGTCGTGGGGCATCGACTGCAAGCCCCTGGAGTACCTAGCCCCCGTGCAGGAGACCTCTTCAGGCGCTTTTACTCGGCTACGCATCAAGACTGCCACCAGTGACAACATTTCCACTGGGCGGCCAGGCGAATTGTCTGAAGTGACGTGCACCGTCGCCCAAGACGCCGAGGTGCGGAACAGGTTTGCCAACTCCGCAGTTGCCGCAAATGACCCCACCACCCGATCTGTTCTTGGCTTGCCGCAAGGACACGTCGCGGTGCTGACGAGGTACCACAAGGCCACCACCGCTGCCCAACCAGCCCCGATTGTGTACCCTGTGAACCTTGCTGTGCGCAACTACCAATACAACGCTCTGGATTATGACGCCACCGCCAAGGCGACGCTCACCGCATTCATGAGCCCGCTTATCCATGGAGCATTCGCCCCCGACCTGACCCCTGCAAATCAAGCAGTAGCCGTCGCGGGTAGGGTGTATGACCAGCGCAATATCGGCCAACCAGTCACCCCATTCATGGCGGAGTGCATGCAAGACTTCGCAAAGGCCTTCCTCCCAGCCGAAGGCCTCGTGACCCCTCTCGAATATGAACAGGTCATCGAACGCCAATCCCGCCCAAGCCAGCGGAGACTGTGTGAACGAGCTGCGAACGAGGACCCGTCTCAACGCAGTGACTCCTTCATTAAACGCGAGGCGTATTCTGGGCCTAAGGAACCCAGGATTATTACCACCACGGACCCCAACAACAAGGTGGAATATGCTCGTTACATCTATGCCCTATGTGACTACCTCTTAGACGCCCGACCAGAAGTCCACGATGCCGGCGCGCCCCACGGTCCAACACATCCCCTGATCTGGACGGCCATCGGGTTAACTCCAGCTGAGATCGCGACACGTGTTGCCGATGTCTGCTCCCGTGCAAAGAATCGGGTCGCTATGACCGATTTTAGTCGCATGGATGGCAGAGTCAACGACATTGCCCGCGCCCTGGAGACCGTGTTCCTAGCAAGAGCTTTCACTGGTACACACCGCGATGGAGCCTTCAAGGCCCACGCTGCCACCATGGACCGGAAGTGCAAGATGGAGTTTATCAAATGGTTAACTCTGTTCGAGCGCCTATCTGGCGAAATGGCCACTGCGTTGTTCAACACATTGATCAACGTGTTTTGTGCATACCTTTCTTTCCGCATGGCAAGTTATTCCCACGCGGAGGCGATGGCGAAGCTCGGTATTTATTTGGGTGATGACGGCTTAACCCCCGACCCCATTGCCAAAGAATACGAGCGCGCAGCCACTGCCATGGGTCAAGTGCTTGAGCTTGAAGTCGTTGAGAGAGACCTCCCCGGAGTGAGCTTTCTCGCGCGCATGTATGGCCCAAAGGTCTGGTATGGAGACCACGACAGTTGTTGCGACATTGCAAGAACTCTCGCGAAACTCCACACCACGCCACACCTTCCTGACAATGTCAGCCCTCAGCAGAAGTTGTATGAGAAGTGCCTGTCCCTGGCCACTTCTGACCTCCAAACACCTGTTATCGGACCGTATGTCATGAAGTTCATAACCCTTGCTCGCTCAGAAGGACTCCGCGGACTTGCCCCAGACTCCGAGTCGGCTCTCAAGCTGAAGTCTTTCTATTACGACGAAGTCAAGGACCACCAATACCCAAACACGAAGGCCGACTGGATGGACGCCGTGCTCGTCAGTCAGATCCCAACTTTCAACTATGATTTGTTCAACAAGCAACTGCTCGAGGCCACCAGGGCCGAGCACATGCTTAGGTTCGCAATGTGCGCTGAACCTCCCACTGCCGACAGCAAGCGTCAGGTGGTCGTTGACAACGTCACCCTGGGTACCACCACCGTGCCACTGCCTCTGCCCGCCCCTGCAATGACTCAGGCGACAATGACGGCTGCCGCCAACTTGAAGGCAGCTGTCGCCACCGCTGTGGCAACTGGCAGTCCGTTCACCAACACTAAGTGCTCTAAGTGTACGGCTGTTATCAAGATGGGCAACCAATGTCCGCGCTGTGCTGTACCGCGCGGTACCCAGTCATGTTCATCGACTGGTCAGGGACCAACCATCACAAAACCAGTGCCCCCAGTGAGTGCACCAGCTCAACCTGCGAAAGCAGCGGCAGCAGCAACACCCACTGTGGCCACCAAACCTCCCACCAAACCGGTGCCGCCCCTCGCCACCGCGTCCAAAGCCCTCGCTAGCCCAGCCCGAGCCGGCAGCAAGCCGGCAAAAGACGTAAAACCAGCGGCAATGCCCAAACCTGCCTTCACCCCGGCCCAGCTGACGGCGATGGTCAAGCAAGCTAAACTTGACGTATCCGCCCAAGCCCCAATGGTGACCCCAGACAAAGCGGTCACCGCTCCCCCCGCCCCTGCTGCAACCACCACCACTACTACCACGACCGCGATTGCCCCCATCCCCGCAAAACACGTTCCTGGCCCAATTGACTCAGCCGCCGCCACACCAGCGCCTGCACCTTCACTTCACCGACCCGTACTGACGAATAATCCATTTGCTCCCTTGGCTACCCCGAAGTTTTACCTGTATCGCACAGGCGAACTGTTGGACGCCTGGGGCTGCAATGAACGCGTCGTAGGCTTTCAACCCCCGAAAGTCGGCGACCCTATTATTCCATGTTACACCAGCTTAACGGATATTCCTTACACTGGCACGTGCAAGCTAGCCCGCGAGGCTTGCGACGCTTGGTTCAGTATCAAACGGAAGACTGTTGAAGCCGAAGTGGAAGCTGCAGCCAAACTGGCTCGCGAAGCTGAAGTGAGCGCTAGTGCGAGTGCCGTGGTCCAGCAACCCTACTCGCCTCCTGGCCCCACTAGCCCATCGTATCGCCCTACGAGCCCTGCTTACTCACCGACCTCCCCTTCGCCATTGGAGGACGGTGAAGTCGCCATGGGTGACTAGAGCCCCATCGCCTAACACTTGAGCAAACCACCCTGCTGGGGGTGGCGTCGAATATAACCTCCCCGCTTATATCTTATCTCAAGACATGGCACCCAACTCGACTAACAACAGGAAACGTAAGTCTCCCCAACCCACCAAACCAAAGCAAAAGAACAAACGCCGGAAAGTGACGAAGCCCCGCCAGCCACGAAACGCCGTAGTTCCACGCACAATCACCCAACTTCACCCGGATGCCGCTAAGTACATCAAGACACTGTCTGACCCGTTCACTTATGGACCAGTCAAACTGGGTTTTGGTTGCATGGCGTCTTCTAGTTTGTCAACTCTCACCGCTCGAATCGCTTTGCAAGCTGGCCCGGACGGTACGTTCACTGCTCTGCTGCTTCCTAGCATCAACGTAGCAGCCAGCTCCACCTATGGAGGGCTCTACACAGCGAATACCGTTTCAGGTGTGCTCCCTTCGTACACCCACACCCCTTGGTACAACTCTGTCGCTGTCGCAACACTGATGGAGGAGTGTCGTATCATCTCGTGTGGTCTGCGAGTCACCCCGCTGATTCCCGGTACTGCCGCCCCAGGTACCGCATACGTCGCATCATTACCAACCTCCAGCTACCAATCGGTTTATGCAATATCACCGAACGGCCTCGGCTACTCACCCTTGTTCAAATGGGGGTCAGCCGCCGGTGGCGCATGGGCCACCTCTCGCCCCATCGACCCTGACTCGTTCATCTTTCACCATGATAACGTCCTCGGTTTCCCCATTGACAAGGATGCACCTGTCACCGTACCAGTTGTGGTCATGACAGGGCTGCCCGCCAACTGCCCAGTCAATGTCGAAGCCGTTATGCATGTGGAAGGTCTCGCCACCGTGTCAGCCGTTTCGGCCTCAATCAACCAAATCACTGCCGCCCCCGAGCCCAGTGGCCTTGTTAGAGCTTATCGTTCTGTGGAGAACCTCTGGTCAACAGTTTCCCGTTACCTACCTTCTGCCACCACCGTACGCACAGCCGCAAACTTAGCCAACGCTTTGTTAGCCCCTGACGTGTACCGTGCCCCACCACGACGATCCTACCAACAACCACTCATCCAAGAGGTGGACTAAATGTATATACAAACATCAGAAACAAACAACACCTTTGTACATAGTAGAATACAAACTTTCACTAAACTTTGGTTTGGCGCGACACTTCCGTCCCGCCAACAACAACCCAGCAACCCCGCGCGATATACTGCGCGGCGCCCCCCC